ATTGAATATTGGGAGAATGAGGTAGAAGGATTAAAAGAAGATCAAGATGGTTTAAATGAATTCTATAGACAATTCCCAAGAACTACTAAGCATGCTTTTAGAGATGAATCTAAATCATCTTTATTTAATCTTACAAAAATATATCAACAGATAGATTTTAATGAAGATTTAAAAAATACATTAGGTGTTACAAAAGGTAGTTTTCAATGGGAAAACGGTCATAAAGACACAAAGGTTATATTTGTTCCAAATAATCAAGGAAGGTTTTTAGTAACTTGGGTTCCACCTGTTGGACTTCAAAATAGAAGGTATTTAAAGAATGGAATTAATTATCCTGGTAACGAGCATTGTGGTGCTTTTGGATGTGACCCATACGATATATCAGGAACAGTAGATAAAAGAGGATCTAATGGATCTCTACACGGTTTAACAAAATTTAGCATGGAAGAAGTTCCACCTAATCATTTTTTCTTAGAATATATAGCTCGTCCACAAACTGCTGAAATATTTTTTGAAGATGTACTTATGGCTTGCGTATTTTATGGAATGCCAATATTAGCAGAAAACAACAAACCAAGATTACTTTATTATTTTAAACGTAGAGGTTATAGAGGTTTTGCTATGAACAGACCAGATAAAAAAAGAAATAAATTATCTGTTACAGAAAGAGAAATAGGTGGTATACCTAATTCAAGTGAAGACATTAAACAAGCTCACGCGTCTGCAATCGAAACTTACATAGAACATTTTGTAGGACTAAAAGAAGCAGGTTATGGAGACATGTATTTTCAGAGAACATTAGAGGATTGGTCTAGATTTAATATAAATAATAGAACAACGCATGATGCTTCAATTAGTTCAGGTTTAGCTTTAATGGCTTGTAACAAACACAGGTATTCACCTGTTAACAAGAGAGAATTAAAAGCTGTTGATCTAGGTATAAAAAAATACAACAATAAAGGAACTTTATCAAAAATTATAAATTAATGAATATATATACTAATACCAATAGTGCTTTCCCTAGTCAAGTAGTGAGTGATGCTGAAAAAGCAAGTATTGAATATGGAAGTCAAGTTGCTATGGCCATAGAATATGAATGGTTTAAGACAGGAAGAACTAATGGAAATAGGTATTTAACTAATTGGAATCAATTTCATCAATTAAGACTTTATGCTCGTGGAGAACAAAGTATACAAAAATACAAAGATGAATTATCTATTAATGGTGATTTGTCTTATCTTAATTTAGACTGGAAACCAGTTCCTATATTATCTAAATTTGTAGATATTGTTGTTAATGGTATATCTGCTAAAACATATGATATTAAAGCTTACGCTCAAGATCCAGAGTCTATAAAGAAAAGAACTGAATACGCTGCTAAAATACAGGAAGATATGTTAGCTAGAGAATATCTTGATTCATTAAAACAATCATTAGGAATTGATTTATATCAAAGTAAAAACCCTGAGGTATTACCAGAAACTCCAGAAGAACTTGAACTTCATATGCAGTTGTCATATAAGCAAAGTGTAGAAATAGCTGAAGAAGAAGCTATATCTTCTGTTATGGACCACAACAAATATGACTTAACAAAACGTAGGTTAAACATGGATTTAACTGTTTGTGGAATTGCAGCTTGTAAAACAAACTTTAATACAGCTGAAGGTATAACAGTTGACTATGTAGATCCAGCTTATATGGTTTATTCATATACAGAAGATCCAAATTTCGAAGATATATATTATGTTGGAGAAATAAAGGCGATCACAATACCTGAACTTAAAAAAGAATTTCCTGATATATCTAATGAAGAATTAGAAAGAATACAAAAAATGCCTGGAAATAAAAATTATATTACAGGTTGGGGAGGTTATGATGAAAATACTGTTCAAATAATGTATTTTGATTATAAAACATATCATAACCAAGTGTTTAAAATAAAACAAACAGATCAAGGTTTAGAAAAAGCTTTAGAAAAAGACGATACTTTTAATCCTCCAAAAAATGATGGGTTCGAAAAAGTAAGTAGAAGTATAGAAGTTTTATATAGTGGTGCTAAAGTATTAGGAACTGATACTATGTTGAAATGGGAACTTGCTGAAAACATGTCTAGACCTACGTCAGATACTACAAAAGTAGAAATGAATTACGCAATATGCGCACCGCGTATATATAAAGGTAGAATAGAATCACTTGTAAGTAAGTGTGTTGGTTTTGCTGATATGATACAATTAACTCACTTAAAACTACAACAAGTATTAGCTAAAATGGTACCAGATGGTGTTTATTTAGATATGGATGGTTTGGCTGAAGTTGATCTAGGTAATGGAACTAATTATAATCCAGCAGAAGCATTAAACATGTATTTCCAAACTGGTAGTATTGTTGGTAGATCTCTTACTCAAGATGGTGATATGAATCCTGGAAAAGTTCCTATTCAAGAATTAACCGCTAGCTCTGGTCAAGGTAAAATACAAAGTTTAATCTCTACATATCAATATTATTTACAAATGATAAGAGATGTGACAGGATTAAATGAAGCGAGAGATGGTAGTACACCAGATAAACAAACGTTAGTTGGTTTACAAAAAATGGCAGCTAACGCATCTAATGTAGCTACTAGACACATCAAACAAGCTGGTTTATATATAACATTAAGGATAGCAGAAAATATTGCTTTAAAAATAGCAGACGCATTAGAATTTCCATTAACAGCTGAGTCTTTAGTTAATAATATTTCTAATTACAATGTAAACACTTTGATTGAAGTTCAAAATCTTAATCTTCATGACTTTGGTATATATTTAGAATTAGAACCAGACGAGGAGCAGCAAGCTCAATTAGAGCAAAATATTCAAATGGCTCTACAGCAAGGTGGTATTGATTTAGAAGACGCTATAGATTTAAGACAAATAAAAAATCTTAAATTAGCTAATCAATTATTAAAAGTAAAACGTAAAACTAAAGGTAAACAAGATCAAGAGAATGCTATGGCTCAAGCCAGAGCTCAATCTGAAGCTCAAGCTGATGCAGCTGAAAAAATAGGTTTAGCAGAAGTTCAAAAACAAGAAGCTATTTCTGGATCTAAAGTTCAATATGAACAAGCAAGATCTCAGATGGAGATTCAACGTATGCAAACTGCTGCACAATTAGAACAAGAAAAAATGCAAGCTCAATTCCAGTATGATATGCAATTAAAGCAGATGGATATGCAGGCAATGCAAGATAAAGAACAAAGAATAGAAGATCGTAAAGATAAGCGTATAAAAATGGAAGGTACGCAACAAAGTCAGATGATAGATCAAAGAAAAAATGATTTAATGCCAATAGATTTTGAAAAAGAAGGTGTAAATCCACAAGCTGATGGAATGCCGCAAGGACCAACAGCTTAATTATTAATTATTTAATTATATTATATTATGTCAGAATTAAAAACAACTGAACCTGTTAAACAGGAAGGTGAGTTTAGTTTAAAAGGTAAAAAAACTAAACCAAAACAATTAAACAAAGTAGAGGATAATATTACAAAGGTTAATGTTAATCCTAAAGAACCATTAATAGAAATACCTAGTGATGTTACTAAGGTTGTAATACCTAAGGAAACAATAAAAAAAGAAGACAATGCCATTCAAATCGGAGAAACAAAGGAAGTACCTGTGGAAAAACCATCCGGAGATAGCGCAGAGGTGGGAGAACCTGTACAAGAGTCCAACGAGACTACTGAAGGGTTTTCTCCAATCAAAGAAGTAACTGAAGAAAAGGTTGAAAAAGTAGAACAACAAGTAAAAGAAGCTCTTAGAGACGAGCAAGTGTTAGGAAAGAAATTACCTGAAAACATTGAAAAACTTGTTTCATTTATGGAAGATACTGGAGGAACAGTAGAAGATTATGTAAGATTAAATGCTGATTACAGTAACGTAGATGATACTACTTTATTAAAAGAATATTATAAGCAGACTAAACCACATTTAGATGCTGAAGAAATAGATTTTATCATGGAAGATAAATTCGATTTCGATACAGATATTGACGAAGAGCGTGACGTCAAAAAGAAAAAACTCGCTAAAAAAGAGGAGATTGCAAAAGCTAAAAACTTTTTAGAAGAAACTAAGAATAAATATTACGACGAAATCAAGTTGAGAACCGGCGTAACTCAGGATCAACAAAAAGCTATAGACTTTTTCAATCGATACAATAAGCAGCAAGAAATAGCTGAACAGCAACATCAAGCATTCCAGGAAAATACAAAACAACTTTTCAATGAAAATTTCGAAGGTTTCGATATATCGGTGGGAGATAAAAAATATAAGTACAATATAAAGGATGTAAATCAAGTTGCTGAAAACCAATCCAACATTAACAATTTAGTCAAGAAGTTCTTAGACAGTGAAGGTAATGTTACTGATGCGGCTGGTTATCATAAAGCAATTTATGCGGCTGAAAATGTAGATAGAATCGCGTCTCATTTTTATGAGCAAGGAAAAGCAGATGCAGTTAAAGACGTGGTGAATAAGTCTAAAAATTTATCACCAACAAAAGCTAGAACCCAACAAGGTGAAGTTTTTGTAAATGGCTTTAAAGTTAAATCTATTTCTGGAGCTGATTCTTCTAAATTGAAAATCAAAAAAAGAAAATTTAACTAATTAAAAATTTAAAATTATGAGTTTATCTCCACAATTTGGTAGTATTATTCCAAGTCCTATCCAAACTCCAAGTCCTTCAAACTACTTAGTATTTGATGGCGCGGCGGGCGGAAACTTCGCGCAACAATACTTGCCAGAAATTTACGAACAAGAAGTAGAGCGTTATGGAAACAGAACGTTATCTGGCTTCTTAAGAATGGTCGGTGCAGAAATGCCAATGACCTCAGATCAAGTAATCTGGTCTGAACAAAATAGATTACATATATCCTATGACAACTGTAGCGTAGGTGCAGGAGGAAATGCTGGTGCTGCTTTAGCATCAGTTGTTACAATTCCAGTTGGTGCAGGAGTAACTAACGTTATATCACAAAATGATACTGTTGTACTTTTAGACCCTAACGGTGTAGAAGCTAAAGGTATTGTTTCTGCTGCTCCAGCTGCTGGAAATGTAACAGTTATGCCATTTGCTAACTCAACATTTGATGTACAAGGAATCACTATTGGTTCTGCAACAATTAAAATGTTTGTTTATGGTTCTGACTATACTAAAGGAAGTAGCTTAGTTGCTGGTGGTGTAGGTAATTCAGCTGCTAGAGTAAGCGTTGATCCTTCATTCACACAGTATTCTAACTCACCAGTGATCATAAGAGATCAGTACGTTGTTACTGGATCTGATATGGCGCAGATTGGTTGGGTAGAAGTTGCTACTGAAGATGGTGCTTCTGGATACCTTTGGTATTTAAAAGCTGAATCTGAAACTAGATTAAGATTCGAAGATTACTTAGAAATGGCAATGGTAGAAGGT